GTTCATTTTCGACAAGAACAGCATCTAAATTATCTGTTACAGTAATTTTATCTAATTCAGATTTAATATCAATTATAGTATGTTTATAAGTATCATTTTTTATAAATTTGATTACTTCAGATGTTTCTAATTTAAAAAGTTCGATCATATTTAAATAAATATCAGTTATACTTGTGATATTTTTAATAATTGATGGTTGTTTATAGATGCTTAATCTCAAATAATAAAATTTATCATCTGTAATATTTAAAGATGAATGTTTAGCATTTTCAAAATATGTTCTATATAAAGTTAATATATTTTGTTTGTAAAACAAAACTTTTTGAGAATCCTGATATTTTTGTTCATTTAATAACAAGAATTCAACTAAATGTCTATATTTATTAATTATATCATTTGTATTTTTATTTACTATAAAATCAATGGTTTGTCCTTTATTAATATTTCTCATTCTAAATATACCTTGTGCTATATCTCTAAATCTATTAAATGATGATACTGTTACTAAACCGCGTGCTTTACTATATATTTTCATATCAATACCCGTAATATGTGCTTGATCATAAAAATAAAATCTATTAAATAAGGGTATATTAATTTGGTCATAATCAATTAAATTACCGAAATTATCTATACCCTTTTTTAAATTATCTTTGTCAACAAAAACAACAATTTTTATATGCGTATCTTTTAATTTTTTCATAATATATTTACTAATGTTATATGAACTATTATTTACAAAATATGATCCAGTATCTATTAAACAATGATATGATCCCCCAATTATTATATCGATCATATTATCAATAAAATTGGTTTCAGCAATTACAATATTAATTGTGGGTCTATCAATTCCAATTATACTAGCAATAATGCTACCATCACCATATTTTTGTCTTATTTTATCCTGTACTTGTTTTGTATTATCAATTTCACGAGCTATATGAATAAATGGTGTTCCTGTAAATCCAGTTCTGTGTATAGAGAAATCAGATTTAATTATATCGACGAATGAGATATTTTCAAAATCATACTGAACTCTAATATATTTAGGTAATATTTTTTTACATAATAAAAATTCAATAGGTGATTTATATTGACCTTTAATATAAAAGTTTTCTCGAACTTTCACAAGCTGTTCTTCTGTAAAATCAGTTAATTTAAACTTCTCATAATATACTATATTTGATATTCCTTTTGTTAATTCATTGAATAATTGTAATCCTCTATTTGAAGTTATTGGCAAAAATTTATTTTTATTATACAACTCATTAATATAATCAATATAGATATATAAATCAACATTGCGTATTCTATTAATTTTTCCATTATCTCTATCATAATATGATAATACAGTAAGAGCAGTTGTATATAGATAATCAGAAAATTCTGATTTTTGTGAAGGTGTATCTATAGCAACATAAGGAACAGCAATATATATTTTTTTTAATTCATCAATATTAGTAATTAAATTATTATTTTTGTCAAATAATATAGATATATCATTCATATCATTATATTTTAATCCAAAATGATTTTTATGAATTTGTTTGACTATTAATGGAATTATTTTGCCAAAATTATAAACTTGATTCAGTAAATATAAATTAGTTTCACTAATTTTAGAAGTTTGTTTTCTTAACAGCAAAATATAATTATATAAAAAATCTTGACTAATATTTTTTTCAATAGTGTTATAATAAATTTTTCTAATCAAGATATCTTCTATTTCGTCAGTATTTTCATATTCTCTAAATATATGTGTTCTTTTTGAGAATCCTATACTAAGTAATGTTACTCTTTCAGAAGCATAATCTGATGAAAAATATAAATTATAAATATAATCATGAATAATTTTAAATATAATATCTCTATTTTCGACCGATTTACTATTATCTGTTAATATGTTATATTGTGATTTTAATGGGTCAGCTATTTCATCTATTTCATCATAAATAAATGTAGATTCGCTTATTATATTTATAAATTTTTGATCATACCCATTAATTAATTTATTTTTTTTTAAATAACTATCACTAATGATATGTATATCATTATTTTCTATCAAATAATTTTCATCTTTTGATGTATATATTTTTAAATTTCTTAGATAATAAAATATTTTGTTAAAGTTTTGTATGGCTTGTGGTATTAAAGATTCAGGCATAACGTGGAATATTCTGTTTTTATCAGAATATTTTAACAATATAGTAAGAACAGGGGCAACTACAGAAGATTTACCTTCACCCATAAGTAATTGATGAAAATTACTTTTATTTTCCAATAATTCCCTATGTAATTTAAATGCTAATTCTAATTGTTTAGGACGTAGATTATATCCAAATAGATAACAAAAATTTAATAATCCTGTTTTAATTTTATTATTTGTTATAAATTCTGGCATGAAAATTGCATTTTGTGAATAATAATCATCATAAATAGATGTGATATCAAAAATTTCAATTGAAGTATCTGATAATAATGTTTCTAATAGATTTAATGTTATATTTAATTTCATTATATACATAATTTTATTATAATATTTATAATCATCATAAAATATAATTTCTATTGGTATATCATATCTAAAATATTGTTGTATTATTGATTTTTTAATATTTTCATTAATATCTGTATAAAATTTATCTTTTTTAATTTTTAATTTATCAATTATAATTTTTAAAGAATCTTTTTGTATTGTAATAGATCTAGTCATTTTTTCATTTATAAAATTAGTATAATCAGTTATTTCTTTTTCAAAATTAGGTATTTGTAATTCGAATGCTTTTATAGGATTACTTTTTTCTATGATACCCTCAAAATCTGTTGGATCTGTAAAAAGTTCATTTGTAAATTCAATTTCACTAAATACACTATTATTATTAATTGATGTTTCTAAAATTCTTTTAGAATTTTCATTAGAATTTTCATAATAAATATATGAATATTTGTTCATTATGGTTTGTCCTTTTTTATAACACATAAGTAAATTATGTACATTAATATTAATGTTTTCTTCACTGTCTGCAATAAAATTACAATTTATATAATCATATAAAATACATCTATATAAAGGTCTAATATCATGTGTGTATAAATCTTTAATTCTTTTAATATCTTGTGGTATATTTTTTATTTTGCTAATTAATAGCCTTAAATTTTCGTTAAATTTTTCGGCATATATGTGTTTAATTGAACGTGTGTTCATAATATTAATATTTTCAAATGAATTTAAAAATTTTATTTTTTTAACATATTGTAAAGTATTTATATCATAATTTGGTATTTGTTTACTATTTTTTTTGTTATTTGAAAATATTTCAATATTTTTTATTGTATTACATAATGTGTATATTAAATTTTTAAAAAAATTATTATATATTTTATTTATAGGATTTATATCAAGATTTTTATCAAAACTATAATATATATTTGATTTATAAGTTTTAGATAATTCATTAACACGTGCTAAAATTATATCAGCTTCATAATATTTTTCTACATTTAATAAAAAATTTGTAAAATATAACATATTAATGAATGAATCAGTAAATATTAATGTAGGTACATATTGAATTTTAAATAACTCTTTATTTTTTTCAGTAGAACCTAAATAATAATAATTATTATTATTATCTTGTAACACTAATAAATCAGTTCCATATACAAATCGATTAATCATATATAAACAAGGTTCATTATATAATACATTATAAATCTTACCATTATCAATAAATGTTAATTTATTATTATAATATTTAAAATAAACATTTAAAGATGGAACTAAAAATATATATTCATTTTCATTTTCATTTTCATTTTTAAAGATTACTATTTCATTAAAAGAATCAGGATCAATATATTTTTTATTATCACCATCTACTATATATTCTCTTCCATTTAAATTAGTATTTATACACATTAATAATGATTGAAAAAGATTAAACATATTTTGATTTAATATCAATTCACAAAATCTTAATAATTTATATTGCACATCATTAATAGAAATACTAAGATTATAATTATCATGATTAGTATTTAATAATATATTAAAATTATTAATTTGACCAGTGTATGTAGATTCAGTAGTTTTAACATATTTTATTACATTTAATGATGTATAATCGGTACGAAATTTATATTGTATCATCGAATCATCATCATCAATAAATATTTGTTTTGTTTGAGTTTTTACATTAATATTATTAATATTTTTAAAAGTTATCGAATATAATATGTGATAATTATATAAATGATTTTTAAATGATAAAAACTCAAATTCAAAATAATTTGTTTTATAAATAAATTTATTTTTTAAATCTACAATCTTTGATAATTCTGACGACGTTGTATTCATATTTATAAAACGATTGGGAGTTTTAAGTTTTTTATTATTTATTCTTAAACAATATTCAATTATATTTGGGCATATAGTTGATGATAATTTAAATCTATCATTTTTCCAATTAATTCCATAATCCCAATATATTTTTAATGGTTTGTCTTCTTTTTTTGTCGGTGATTTATCTTTATCTTTATCTTTATCTTTATCTTTATCTTTATCTTTTTCTTTATCTTTATCTTTATCTTTATCTTTATCTTTATCTTTATCTTTATCTTTATCTTTATCTTTATCTTTATCTTTATCTTTATCTTTATCTTTATCTAATCTAAGTTTTAGATCTATATTTAAATTATTTTCTATATTATTAATCGTTTTAGAATCTACTGCAAAATATTTCCAAGTTTGATTTAATTTTATATCAGTACAAAAATTAAAATTTTTAGTAAAATAATACATATTTCCAAAAATTAGATGTAAATAAAAATTTTTATCTAATATATTTGATTTACTAAATTTAATATTTTTATCGAGTAAACATAATAAATTTATTTTATCTTCATCTGTCATATCAATTTTTTTATAATGATTTAATATAAATATTAATACAGGGTGATTTATAATTTCATTTATTTTTAATATAATATCTAATTCTTTTTCTCCAATATTATCTAAAATAGTGTCAAAATATATAATACAACGTATAAAATTTTCATAATTTTCATGCTTAAATAAATGTGATGTAATTAAATTATAATTATGCGTTAAATAGTTTAAAAATATATCTGGTGATAAGTTTTCTGATAATTTTATATTTGATTCTTCTCCAAATTTGTTATCTAAAGTTGTAACTAAATTATTAGAATATAATGATGTTATAAGATTTTCTTTTTTTACTAATTTATGATGGATATTATAATTCAATGCGAATATATGTTCTGTTAAAGTATGTTTATTTTTATAAATATCTTCAAATATGGAACATATGTGATATGTTGATGTTTTTTTTAAATCATATAATAACATATCGTTATATGTACATGCCATATTAACCCCTTTAAGATTACAACTTGCACCAAATTCACAATCAATAATTTTTTGTTTGCAAGAAACATCATTAGTAATATTCTGAAATATTATACTATCTGAATCATTTAAAATTAAATTTGCTTTCAAACAAATAACAGATATATCATTTATGTTTAAAAAATCTTTTATAATATTTGCTGTATTTTTTTCTGTATTTTCTTTAGTAGTATTTTCTAAGAATGGTTTCAAAATAGATTTGAATTTGATAAATTTAAGTATAATTCCGTCTTGTCTACACTTTATTCGGTTCATTATGTCAGGGTTATTATCAGTTTTGATTACCATATAATCTGCAGTCATATCTTTAATAATAAATGGTATATCTACTCCAAAAGTTAATTCTTTTAGTATAACACCCGTACGAGGCACAGGAATAATTTCATGTTTTTGTTTTTGTTCAAATACATCTGGTTCTTGGTAACTATAATCTAAATTATAATATATAGTATCAGAACTAAGTAGCCATTTATAATTATTATCTAATGATTTAATTAAACTCTCAATAATATTCATTTCTATTTTATTATAAATATTTATATTCATTAATTCATTATAAATTTTCAATTTTATTTCGCTTTTATTTATTTCAAAATCATCACTTTTGGATAGATTATAATAGAATAATTTAATAAATAATCCAGATATAAATACTAAATTTAATTTTATTGTATAAAATATAGAATAATTAATAAAATGTTTAGGCTGATTATATAGAGTGACTTTTTGAGAGTTATGTTCTGTAATTTTTATAATAGAATTAATAATATTATTTAATATATCAGTAATATAATTATTTATTTTCAAATGATGAGGTTTATCTTTACTAAATTTATTTAACTCTTCTTCCGAAATTTTTTGAATAAAATCATCAAATTTTTCTCGTATTTCATTTATACATATACATAAGTTATATAATTTATATAGACATCCAATATAATCATCAAATGTATTAATAAATTTTTTTATTAATATTGAAATTTTTGCAATATTTTCTAATTGATTTATTAATGAATTATAATCCGATCTATCTTTAAATTTTTCATATTCACCTAATAATATTCTATATTCTTCATATATTTTTTTTCTAAGATCATCATAATTTACATCATTATCTTCAACAAAAATATTATTATTACTTATATCACATTTAGTAACATCAATACTGTCATTATTAAATGTTTTTTTATTTTGTTCAACATCAAAAAAATAAATGTTATTAATTTTTTCTATTAATTCTTTTGATAAATCAATAAATGGTTTTATACTTTCAGTTATAATTAATTTTTCTTTTTCAAATATATAAAAGTTTTCAGCTAATTTAAAAAATTCAACATAATCTTTATATATTCTAGATTGATTTTGTTCTAAATAAATATATTTATTATTTAATCTTAAATATATACCATATAATTTTAATGAATTGTATATTTTATTATATTTTTCAGATATTTCTCCAGTATTATCATCTGTTAATAATACCAATGGTGTTAATACTGATAATGTTGCACAATTACCAATTAGTTGCATTTTTCTTTGTATTATACGATGCAATTGTTTGGAATCTTCTAAAAATTCTACATTACTTAGTTTAAATAAAGATGATAATAAGTGTACATAAAAATATTCAACACTCATAATATTTTGAAATGCTATTACGTATGATAAAAATTCGTGTAATTGTTCTCGTGTCACTTTAAATTGCATAATAGCATTTGACACCCCCTCATTATTTATAATACCTTGATAACTCACACCATTCCCAGAATTTGATATAGTTAATAGATATCTATTATTTGGATCTTTCGGATCAATAAATTGTTGATATACAATGCCTATAGCATGTAATCCACGGTCTGGAGTACAAAAACCACCAAATACATATTTAATATTTATGTCTGTACTTAAATCTTTATCAATTAAATCATTAATTTCTGTATGTATCATTGAATATTGGTCTGTCATATATTGTGTAATATCATTTCTATTTATATTCTGTTGTATTAAGCTATTATAAAATGACTTACCTAGACCATTTTCATTTATTAAATCATAAAATTCCGAAGAATTATTTATAATCGATTTATAAGTGTTCATTAGTGTTTCACCATTATCAAAATCTTTAAATATATTTTTAACGTTCTCATCATTAAATACTTTATTTATATCTTCTATTTCTTTTTTAAAATAACTACCGTCATATTCATCAGATGGATATTCATCAAAAACTATATGGGATAAAAATATAGTTGATGAAATATCATCTTCTTTACCAAATCCATATAATTTATATAATTTAAGATTTTTTTTATTACTTTTCATATATTATATATAAATATCTTTTATTTACTCGTATTAGACAAGTAATGTTATAATCATTAAAATTAAAAATATTTTGATATATTTTTCAGGTAGATAAAAACAAATATCTAAAATAATATTAAATATCTAAAATAATATTAAATATCTAAAATAATATTAAATATCTAAAATAATATTAAATATCTAAAATAATATTAAATGAATAAAAAAATATTGAATTCTAAATTCTAAATTCTAAATTCTAATTTTTTATAATATATTATAATATATTATAATATAATATAATATAATAATGATTAACATAAAACAAATAAAAAAATATCTAAAAAATATTTCAACTAATTATTTAATTTTTAATATTAAATATACGCAAAAAGAATTAGAATGTATAAATAATTTAAAAGTATTAAATCATGGTAATTTTAATCATTTTGGTAAAATTGATACAATAAATAATGATGGTTTAAATAACTTTTTATCTCAAGTTAGTAATTCGTCAAATATCAATATCTTAAATAATATAATTAATAAATTATTATATAATGTAACTAAAGCCTATGATACAGAATATTGTTGGATGACAATTAGATGTACATTGCCGAATTCAAGTTTTGATATTCCAAGATGGCATAAGGATGGACCTTTTTTTGTTGGATCAGATACGATTCAGTCTAAGTTTGTTACTGTATTGAAAGGTCCAGGTACTATATTTATAAAAAAATCTAAAAAAGTTAATACTATTTATGAAAAATATCTTCAAAAAAAACGTAATGAGTATAATAAACTTCTAATCAAAGATTACAATCATAAAATTGAAAATAAATATAGAAAAATATTGGCACGTATATTAAAAGATGAAAAAATTAATCAACTTAAATCTAATCAAGGACTTATATTTATAACAGGAACAAATAAAGATAATTTAGAAAATGGTTTATTACATTCAGAACCAAAACAAGATGAGACCAGAATATTTATTTCAATTCTTCCAGGATCTGAATCTGAAATTACAAATCTTCAAAAAAGATGGTCCAAAGCCTAAATAATAATAAATGATTCATTATTAAATAAATAAAATATTAAATAAAATATTGAAAATATAATATCCTAATAAACTAAGTTCTTATAAAATACATAATATATAATAAATATGTTTTCAAATGAGTTTATTGCACATTTAGACAATATTCAAAAACAAAATTTAGACAAAGGTGGATATAAATTTATAGAATTATTTGAAACTAAATTTATTCAAGAAAAAAAATTATTCAAATCGCACCGTTACATAAAAGTTGATAATTCTTGATAACTCGTTATTTAATAACTACCTATAGAAACAAAAAAATATTTTTTTGTTTCTATAGCTTAAAAATTAAAAATTATATTTTTAATTTTAAACCGATCAATTTATGAATAGCCAACTTTTAATTGATTCAGATACTTTTTACATATCTGTTACGTCATATATAATATGACGGAGGTAACTCTCATTATATATTATTTATATTTCTTAATAATATATTTCTTGCACCATTATAATCTCTTCCCAAACTTATTTTACATCTAACATCCGTACACTTATATATATCATTATTTCCTAAATCATAATTTATATTCCCACATTTTGTACATGTTATTGATGTATAATATTCTTCTCTTATATCTATTTTTACATTCTTCTCTTTTGCTTTTATTATTAATCTTTCCTTAAATTTATAATGACTTAAACATTTTAATATTCTTGTTTGTTTTCTTGATAATATTTTATCCAATTTTTGGCTTTCAAATGGAGAAATTATTATCCTTGAATATCTTTCTGTTAAATATTTTATTATTTGCTTATGTAATTCGTCTATTACATTCTTTAAATATAATTCTTTTCTTCTTATTGCTTTTCTTAAATTTCTTCTTCTATTTGCATTCATTTTTAATTCTTTATTTTTATTTATAAATTTTTTTTTGTTTATATGTGATCTTATTATATCTATTTCTTTACATATTTTATTTATTTTATTTTCACATCTTATTCCTATATTTGCGACTGATGATTCATCATATATTGTTATAAAATTCTTTATTCCTGGATCTATTCCACATGTCTCGTATTTATTTATATCTCTTCCAATATTTTCTTCGTTGTATGATAAATTCAAAAAATATTTATTACTTTTTACATCACGTGATATATTTGAATCTCCATAATTATATTTAGATACATCCTCTTTTAATCTTATTCCTTTTTTAAAAATATAATTATTATCTATTTTGATTCCACTAAATATTGTATTTGATTTTGATATTGTTTGTTTCTCTATATTAATTGTATGATAAATATCTTTTTTTGTTTTAAATTTCATTATAAAATTCTTTCCAGTTTTTTCTCTCTTTTTAAAATTAGTTTTTATATTATCAACTGCTTCTTTAATTGCTTTATCAATTTCATGTGAAGGCAATTTTATTTTATTTATCCATTTCGGTTCATTAATTTTTATATAATTTCTTAATTTATACATATTATAAATATTTTGTGGTAAATCAATAAATTCTTTTTTACTTTTATTATCATTAATATATACTAAATACGATGATGTTTTATTTTTACTATTATAATTATTCATAAATTGAATTGTTCTATTATAGTAATATCTATATATACCAAATAACTCTTTTAATATAGATTTTTGTATTTTATTTGGATAAAATTGGATTTTTCTTGTTTTTGTAATATTTTTATTATTTTCGTAAATATTTGATTTATAAGATATATTTTTATTAGTTTCAGATTTAGAATTATAAAATTGAGATTGAAACCATTTATTTTTATTAAATTTAAAATTTAAAAATTTATTTTCTTCTATGTTTTCATCATGTGGAAGAAATATCTCTGCTGACATTTTTGCAACATTATCATTCCAAAAAGGAATACAATTTTTATCAATAAAAAATGATATGAATTTTTTTGCTGATAAATATTCAATATCATTTTTATATCTATAATTAAATGATATGTAAGTAAATTTTTTTATAAAATTATTATAATTGTATATATATTGTAAATCTTGATTTAGTGGTAATTGTGGTTTATCTTCAAAATCTGATAATTTCTTTTTCTTTTTTTTCATATATCTATATTATTAATATATTCTTTAAATATATTTATAATTGTTTATATATTAAGATTTATTTATTATAAATAATTATAATGAAAAATATAATTATCAATAAAAAAGATGCTGTTAATAAAAAAGATGCTGTTAATAAAAAATATGTAGGAGGAAAAGAAGCAAGTAAAATATTAGGTGTACATCAGCGGACATTATATTTATGGGATAAAAAAGGATTAATAGAAACGATAAGAACAGATGGAAATAAAAGATTATACAATGTAGAAAAATATATACAAAATAAAAAATGTAATGAAAATATAGAAAATAATAATAAGATATGTGAGAAAATATTAGAAGATATAAATAAAATAGAAGGTAAATTAAAATTAACTTATGCAAGAGTATCCTCTCATGGACAAGCAAATGATTTGGAAAGACAAAAAGAAATATTAAAGAAACAATATCCAGAGCACATAATGATAACAGATATAGGTTCTGGAATAAATTTTAATAAATATGGAATACGAAAAATAATAAAATTAGCAATAGCAGGAAAAATAGAAGAATTAGTAATAATGCATAAAGATAGATTAATAAGATTTGGATACGAATTGATAGAAGATTTAATAAAAGAATATTCAGGAGGAAAGATAATAATAGTAGAAAAGAAAGAAGATAAAACAGCAGAAGAAGAGATGGCAATAGATGTATTACAGATAATGAATGTATTTACAGCAAAAATGAATGGATTAAGAAAATATAAGAAAATATAAGGAAAATATAAGGAAAATATACATATAATTATCAAGAATTATCAACTTTTCATATACTAGTATAAAACCCTTCTGAAATAATATATTTAATATTTTTAACTTCATAATTTGTTTTTATTCTAGGATTAAGTTCTTTTAATTTATTTATTAAATCTGTCCATCTTAAATAAAATAATGTATATGGGGTATTTGTTTGATCTTTTATTTTATAATATTTTATAAAATAGGTAATATCAAAATTATGATAATCATTATATTCAGCAATTCTATCATATTTATTAAAAAATGTCTTTCCAAAATATTTTATTATGAATTGTTTTATTGTTAAATATTTAATATCATCACTATTATTATTTTTTAATTCTTTATATTTTTTTATTATTTGATTTATTGCTTTATTAATATTTAAATTTGATTTAAAATTATAATTTATTGTACCTTTACTCATATGATATTTTATTTTTAATTTAGTTAATAATTGTAATAGATGTTTATTTTGCGGTTCTCCAATACCTGCGCCTAATTTTATATATTTATCATGAAATTTTACTTCTATACCTCTTCCACCAATATATTTATCTTTTTCTAATAATAATGTTTTTTTATTTCTTAATAAGTAGTTTGCATATAATCCAGCTATTCCTCCTCCAATTATAATATAATCATACATATATTATAATTATAGATTTTTTGTTTTTGTTAACAATTCTAATTTTTCTATTCGTGATCTCAAATCCGTTATAATATTTTTTAATTCATTTATTTTATTTATATCATTTAAATCATTGCCTCCTTCTTGAGTTTGAATTTGTTGAATTTGTTGAGTTTTTAATAATTCATCTGGATTTTTATTAAATATCATTTTTGGAGATGGACTAACTTTAAAATCATAAATCTGATTTGTATTTATATCCATTATACTAAATTCTGGAGTATTTGAATTTGTTTTTTTTAATTCTTTATAACATTTTCCTGCTCCATGCATTATACTTGATGATTCATAAACTTTATCACTTTGATATGGTTTTACTAATCTATATAATGTTTTTATTAATTTATTATTTGATAATTGATTCATATATTATTATTTGATAAAAAATAAAAAAAAATTGATTTCGCTAAATTTATATGAAATTTAGCTTAATACATTTTTTTATTAAATTTGAAAATTCAATAAAAAAATTAATGAATGTGTAATAAGGAAAGTTAATATAGTGACAAAAATAATAAATATATACATTACATTAAATACTTTTTGTATTTTTATTTATAATTTATTTTT